GCTAGAACCAAATAACAATAAAGGTAGTCCATGAGCGTACTTGATGAGTTATACCGTCGGTTTGAGACAGCGTTAGAAAATGGGGATGAAGAGACTGCTAATACCCTAGCTTTCGCAATCAAAGAGCGAGAAGGTTCCCCCGCACCGGTAGAAGAGGAAGAGTCAGGAGTAATCGAGAACCTACTCACTGGATTCGGCGCAGGTGCGGTAAACGTAGGCGAGATGGCTTCGCTTGGTGCTGCGGCGCTCCTAGAAGAAGAGGCTGAGACCAAAGCTAGGAAAGCTATTCAAGATGCCTTCGATGTAATTACCCCTGAAGGCGGAGACAAGGACTCGTTCTCATATAAGATAGGACAGGGCTTTGGCTCTGTAGCAGGTATAGCTCTTCCCGCCGCCGCTGCTGTATTCGGGGGTGCCCCTGCTGCCGTTGCCACAGGTGTTGCTGGAGCACTCGGTGTAGGTGCCTCCGCTGGTGAAGCTAGTGAACGTGCGCGTGCCGCAGGTGCTACCGAAGAAGAAAGATCTGCCGCTACTCTACGCGGTGCTCCCATCGGGTTCCTAGACATATTACCTCTAGGTAGATTCATCAAAGCTATTGACGTCCCCCTCATAACCAAACTAGCAAACAACGTTGGCCCTGAAGTTGTAGAGACTATAGGGCAGAGAGCGCATAGTGCCTTTATATCCGGTGGGTTCGAGGCTGCTCAGGAAGCCACATCGGGTGTCCTACAAAACCTCAACGAACAGCAGTACAACGCCCTTGCCGAAACCTTTGGGGGTGTAGGTGAAGAAGCTACAATCGGCGGCCTTGTCGGTGCTACCCTTGACTTGATATTGCCGGGCGGTAGTAGAGCACGTGGAGCTAAAAACGCCGAAGAAGCTGAAGTCGTAATAGCCGGACTCCTACCCGCACCAGACCCTACCATTGTTGTGGATGAAGAGGGAACCGCAGGTACTACTGCCGAAACAGAACAGGCTAGAAGAGACGCGGACGAGGCTCGACGTCAACAAGAAATAGAGGACGAAGCTACCACGGGTGATATGCCTAATGAAGATGTACGCTTCCCTACTGACCAGAGAAACCGCAAACTAGTTGAAGCCGAGCGGGGTAGAGAGCAGCAGGAAGCGGGAGACCTATTCCCAGATACAGACCGAACACCCAAAGAAGTTACCGACGAAGAATTAGCCGACACTATGGCTATGGAAGACGCGGAGCAAGAAAGACTAGCGCGTCTAGAAGATGACGACCAGATAAAAGAACAGCCCGACATGGTTGACCGTGCGGAAGAAGCACAGATACAGGACATGGAAGATACGGCTGAGATTGAAGCCCTAATCAAAGCAGACGAAGATAACCAAAAATTAGGCGCAGAAGAAAAACGTGTCGTGGAGCAGGAATACGCTGCACTGTTTGAGGGTACCCTAGATGTTGCCGACGCAGAGGCTAGAGATGCTGCCGCCGCAACCGGAAACAGGGCAGCACTAGACTTACTAGAAGCGAAGGTTAAAGAACGTAAGCCGAAAGAACGTGGGCAGCAGGAACCCCTGCCGGGAGTGCAGTCTAAGACTTCGGTTAAGAGACAAGGACTCAAAAGACAAGAACTACCTGAGTTACCTGCGGCGGCGCAAGAAGCCCTAGAAGCGCGAGGCGTTAAGATACCCAAGCCAGAGGTACAACCTGCGCCCGTAGTAGAAGCGAAGGTACAACCTGCGCCCGTAGTAGAAGCGAAGGTACAACCTGCGCCCAAAAAGGTACGACCTGCGCCCAAAACTAAAGTAGCGCCACAACCTGTTACCACAACAACCCCCACAAAACCAATCCCGGGTATGAGCACTGTTGACCCTGAGACTGGTAAGTTAGTTGTTGATACTCCAATTAAACTTGCGGATGCAGACCGCACCGCTTTGGCTCCAGTATCTGATGTGACCCAGTACGTCGATGAAAAGGGTAAAGACAAAGAGTTCCGCAAGAAGCGTCCGGCAGAGTCAGTGCCACGCTACGAAGACGCGAAAGATAAGTTCAACGCCGACAGGGTTATAGCTAAGTACTTCGACGCCTATGCTAACCCAGAGAGCGCCCTACGTGCCGCTGCTTTTGAAGTGGCTGACCCCAAGCAAACTGCCGCTAGGGTAGAGAAAGGCGATGTAGACCCAATCGAAGTTAAACGCAAAGGTACAGGCGGTAAGAGCGCTAAGGCTGTAGTAGAGTGGGCTAAAAATAATTTACCTGCCGAAACCAACACGACTATAAACAAACAAATCGAAGCGGACAAGAAACAAGCTAAAAAGTCTGAGAAGGTTATTGAAGAGCGCCAGTCAGACGAAGGGCAGGTAGAACAGAAGGCCGGACGTGCCACAAAAGATGCAGCTAAAGAATCCAAGGCCGCTAAAGAACGCGTTGCACGTAAGAAGCGTAAAGAAGCTGCTGCTCAGAGAGCCAAAAAACAAGCGGAAACCAAGACTGCAAAGGACGCTCAGAAAGCTGACACAGCTACTAAGAAGGGTAAGGTTGAAGAAGCCGAGCCGCTGACTGTTGAGCAGATAAAAGAGATTATCCGTAAAGAAGCCGCAACTAAGCCGGTAGAAGTAAATCCTACAGTTAAGAGTAAGAAGCAAGAAGCTGAGGAGATACGTGCTCAGGTAGAAGATTTTGTAGCCAAGGGCGGATCAATACTCCAAGTACCTAAACTAGATACTAAAGATAGACGTGCGATAAACACCCCGTTGTCTGCTGCTGTACAGAGTAAGTTGATAGCCGGAGACGTGAAAGGTGCATTAGAGACTATTGCTTCAGAGGCTACAAGCCCACGAGTTAAGAACATCGCCAAAGCGTTAGCCGGTAATATAGGCTTTACGAAAGTCTTTATGTTGCCATCGGATGCGTTGATACAAGCATTTCCAGACGAGACTAGTAAGACGGCAGCGCTATACGTCTTAGATGAAGATGCTATATATTTGCAGACGGAGGGGGGGCTGACTGTCGATACCTTACTCCACGAGGCAACTCACGCTGCCACTATATTTGAACTAAATCTAGATGTCGAAGGTAATTCAAGGGGCACTACTCCCAACGCCAAGCGACTAGTAAAAATGTATGAGGCGGTGAAGGCAGAGATGGAAAACCGAGGGATTCCTCTAGATATGTACTATGGTATGAAGGATGTCGGGGAGTTTGTGTCAGAAGCGTTTGCTGATCCCGAGTTCCAACATGTCCTAGATGGTATGCAGGTGGATGGTAAGTTCGACCGAGGTATGCGTGCAGGTATAGCAAAGTTTAAAGGCAAGAGAGTACTTAGTTACTGGAATCAGTTTGTACACACTATTACCGACATGGTACGCCGGTTCATGGGACTAGACCCGTCTCCCACAATGCTAGACAAAGTAGACGCTGTTATTCACAACATGCTTATACCCTCTCATGTAGGGGGACGAGGCTTGCTCGACGGAGAGTTTGGCCCAATAGACGGTACGGCTGAGTCTGCCGCTAGAGTTATGGACGACCTAGGCGACATACAGAAGAAGTTTAAAAACCTTACTGGTAGTAGGGAGTCGTTCATAGACAGCGCCGTTGACCTTCTGGGAGATGTCCCTGCCAACGCGAGGAAGTTCATACTTAACGTAGTAGGTTCACAGGGCGTAGGTGATGTTGCCCGTAAGCAAGGGTTCGGAGATCTAGGAACCAAACTACACAAGATGCTCAACCTCCGCCGGGGCGCTATGGATAAAGCTGACGCAGAGATGCGTGCTGTCACAGAGAAACTATCTAAGTTCGCTGCCGCAGATGAGAAGAACCAACCTCAGTTGGACAAGGTAATATACGACCCCGTGATTGGTGCTACCATTACTCAGTTAGACCCTACGCTAACAGAAGCGGAGGCAACGAAGAGATACAAAAATTCGGATGACCTTGCTACGTGGAAGAAGCAACAAGTTGAGTGGAAGAAGCTAGGGAAAGAAGGGCAGGATATGTATGTTGAATTACGTGACGCGTACAAGAATCAATTCTTAAAATTAAAAGACTCTATATTCAACCGTCTTGATAACGCTGTATCCGACGAGAGTATGTCTAAAGAAGCTGCCAACACGTTGAAGCAACAGGTGCTTGAGCAGATGTTCTCTAACACTACCCTAGACGTGTACTTCCCACTTACTCGGGAAGGTGACTTCGTGCTTACCTACGCCTTCGAGAACCCAAAAAATCCAGAACAGTCGTATGTCGTCAGACGTTTCACTACTAAAAGAGAAATGGAGCGAGTAAAGGCAGAGCTAGAGAAAGACTCTGAGATAGTTACTGACTCGATAGAAGCTAAGCGTGATATTGGTAAGGCTACTATGTATGACAACGCCCCACCAGCTACCTTCGCCGGTAAGACTCTGAAGCTACTGAAAGAAGGTAACGCAAGCGAAGAACTCCAAGATGCGTTTATGACTATGTATATGGATCACTTGCCTGAAACTTCTTTTGCTCAGTCACTGAGAAGACGTTCAGGCGTACTAGGTTTCGAAGGTAATTCCAAGACTGCTATACGTACCAAAGGTTTTGACTTAGCCCGACAGGTAGTGCAGATAGAATACGGCGGACGTATATCTGGAATCCGCTCCGAAATAAACAACGTAGAGCGTCCCAAAGATGTAGACGAGAAGGTATTCGCAGACTTACAAGCCCACATGGATGGAGTTGCAAACTTTGCTATCAACGGCGCAAAGAAGAAAGGTATGGAGAAGTTCGTTAAGAACGCTAACCAACTTGCCTTTATATACACCATTGGCTTTAACGTGTCCTCGGCGCTAGTAAACTTGTCGCAGATACCGTTGGTGGTTCTACCATATCTATCCTCTCGGCATGGACTTGGGGCTAGTACCAAAGCGATCACAAAGGCGTCTCAGATTGTAGGGGGTACTAGTGACTACGGTGGCGGCACGGGCATTGACGATCTTTTCGACTTAGACACTAATGGCAATTACACCGCCAAGGATAGCCTAAGCGCTGGGCAGAAGAAGATGATAAAGGACATGAACTTAGCTGTCCTCGTCAAAGCTGCTGCGGAGCAAGGTCAGCTAACCAAGGCATTCTTGCCGGACGCACTTGCAGCACATGAGCAGGGTAGAGCAGCGCGTGGGGGGGTATTTGGTTCGGCATTGGACTTAATATCTACCGCAGGCGCTCACTTTGGTTTTGCTCAGGCAGAAAGATTTAACCGTCAGACTGCTATGGTAGCCACTTACGACCTCTCACTGACACAGCTAAGAGCTAAGAAGAAAGCGGGTGAGAAGTACTACGCCTCTACGAAAGCTGAGTTTGTTGGCCTGTCTACTATGAGTGACTCCGACATAACTGCCCTAGCAGCGGAAGAAGCTATATACCAAGTGCAAGAGACGAACGGTGGTGCGGTACTAGAGACATCTCCGAAGTGGGCACAGGAGGGTATTGGTCGTATTGCGTTTATGTACAAGACCTACGGCTTACAGATGTACTACACAATGTTCAAGTCGGCTAAGCTATTCACTGACAACATAGGAGATAACACTCCTGAAGGTATAGAGCTTAGACGCCAAGCCAAGAAGCAGATCGCTGGGGTGTATCTATCCTCCGCGCTAATGGCTGGGGTACAGGGCGTACCTTTATATGGTTTGGTACGTGCTATTGCCGACATGTTCCTTGATGAAGAAGAAGATGACGCAGACACTATCGTACGTAAGTACATCGGCGAAGGGTTCTACAAAGGCCCACTAGTTGAGGCGCTAGGCGTAGACTTTGCTACACGTATCAAGCTGAGTGATCTAGTAATACAGACAAACAGATACAACAATGACCCATCAACGGAAGAGGTTATTGGTTTCCACCTTGGTGGCCCTGCACTGAGTGTGGGTAATAGACTTATACGTGGTGTCGGAGATCTGAGAAAGGGAGAGACGGAGAGAGGTATAGAGAGCATCTTACCTGCGGCACTATCGAATGCCTACAAGTCTACTTTCGGTAGATTCGCTAAAGATGAAGGCATATACACCCGTCGAGGTGATCCTATCTACGACGACATGTCGTTTAAAGACCTAGCGTTCCAGACTATGGGCTTCGCCCCCGCTGAGTACACGTTCTCACAAGAGCAAGCTAGTATGAGCAAGCGCATAGAGAAAGGCGTTATGGGCAAACGCCAAGAGCTACTTAAAAACCTAAATATCGCTAGACGTTTTGGTGACGTAGAGGAAGCTAAAGAAATACTTAAAGATATAAGGAAGTTCAATAAGCGGAACCCTAGACAAGGCATTAACGGTGAGGCTATTAGAAGATCTGCCGGTGCGTTTAGCCGTACAACTGCGACTATGCACAACGGTGTTACTATCACTAAGTCTCTACGTGCTGACGCGGCTCGAAGTCGTGATGAGTACCAGAAAGGATATGAAGTGTTGTTTGGTAAGGAAGAATAAAAAACACCCCCCGCCTGTCTCGGAAACAGGTTAGGGGGGTAAACGGGGGAACTAACACGCCATATTCAGCAGGTACGCCATGCTCTGACGCCTAACAAGTCACTCTCGGCATGTACTCGGAACTCTAATTTCCAGTCCTTCTTCTTAAAGAATGCTTTAATCTGCTTTGTTGCTTCTCGTGTATCTACACAGGGGACGAATATAGATGCGCCTACAACCATACCCTCCCAATTAACTACCACCCTAACCCCATCGGGGCATAGGTCATTCAGCTTTAGAGTCGTCACTCTCTGTCTCCCCAATAGCGCAATCCACTGCGATTACCGTAGACGGAGGTAACTGAGTACTAGTGCCTTTAGTCAGGCGCATTTTAACAGACTTAGCGTCAAAGTTATCCTTGAGATCTTGTATAAACGACCCGTAGTTTATCTGTTGTTTAGCGCACCAGTTCTTTAGCGCTTTCGGTATTAGGTACGCACGTTTAATATCAGTCTCATACCTACCAACCAAGCGAATCTTAGGGTCTAGCTCGGGGATGATTAGTGTATCGAGTCCGTTACCATTGCCCTTACGTAGGTCGTCAGTACTCTTAATCTTTAGGATACTACCCCAGTTCTCGTGGATGTAGTCGTTTAGTGTGTCAGAAGCGGAACAATCCATACCTTGTACAGCCATTAGGTTCTCCTTTAATAGTCCAATAACATACTTAGTCAACTTCGGTATGTCGTAATTAATCAGTCCAATACGTTTTGCGATGATAGCGCCTGCTAAAGTTGACGCGGCCCCCGCTGACCAATATCTGTTTTCCGCAGTAAGCCCTGCTTCGCGGTCAATATTCTTCTGTACCTTATCACGTAACGCACTTGCTTCAGGACTGTTAGCCATTAGATGCTGCACGTAGGGTACACCTGCTACCCCGTATACCTCGTTCACACTAGTGGCGAACTCATCTGTAATCTCTTTCTCGTCGGTAGTAAAGAACTTCCTTACAGCGCGAGTCTCCATTATACGTTGGGCTTCTGCTTTCGGCATGTCCTTAAACATACTTATACGTTCTACAAAGCTAGTGTTACCTGTACTGACAGATAGTAGGCTCCACGCTTTACCTCTTAGCCGCTCGTTGTTACTACTACCTGACATACGACTACGTTGCTTACCGCCGGACAACTGGTAGGCTAAGTTGGATAGCTCTTCGCCCTTCGCGTTGGTAAGTTCGTCAATGTACAGGGGTAGGTTGTGGTATATCTCACCACGGTTCATACGAGACGCATATGTATCCCGCTCTTCAAGTACGTACTCTTTAGGATTGCCCCACACAGACGCCGCCATATACATAGCGGTAGTCTTGCCAATACCACTAGCCTTACTGTGTACGTGAAACCCTGCACAACTAATTGGCGAATCGTCCATAAGGACAGAACCAAACGCGGTAGCTACGATGTACTGGTGCATTTCAAATCCATCGCGGTTATAGAACTCGGCGTTCTTCTTCCACTGGTCTAACGTGCCCTTAGGCTCGAATATATGAAACATACTTGCAGTAGAGGAGGATGGAGGATTGAACCCTACCCCCTGTGGCGTCACCTCTTGGTTACCTAAAATAAAAGAAGAGCGTTTGTCGTCTGACCAACCGAACTGTCGGTGCGCTTCATCTGCTACCGCAGTAGCCTGTAACTCGTTTACCCATGTTGTAGTGTATTGCATTAGTTCATCCATTCTAGTGACGGCCACACCCTGCATAGACATATGCTTACGGAACTCGTCCCTAGATGTAACAGCAGTTAGCGGCACTGTAAATTCTCGCACCCCATCTTTTGGTAGGTGCAATCTCATAACTATAGCTTCCCCTATCTCCGCGTCTCGCAGTCTCCGTACTACGTATAGATCATTATGATAGAGTAACTTCTCTTCTACCTCCCCCTCAGGGTCAGTAGTTCTAGTATAAATACCTCCGTACTTACCCCTGAAGTAGGGCTTCGGGTACTCAGGTATGACGTAGGTATTCGTTGGGGTATCTGGTAAGTCGAGCGCGGGCGCTTCTACTACGACTTCTACCACGTTATCTTCGGCGGTTGCCTGTTCTACACGATTACCTAGTGTGATGGGAGATTTTATCTTCCCCCAGTTTGGGCAGTCTTGACATATGTCGGGGTTGTTAGCGTCAAAGCTACTGCATAGGTGTACATGTTTTGTGGTGTCATACTTCTTATCGGTTTCTTCTGGGTCATACCCATCGTAACCTTTAGATATTCTATGCGCTCCTGATCTACCTCCGTCTTCGCAGTGCTTGACGATAGACACAGCGTCGAACCATGTAGGCTCACTGACGCTGTTAGGTTCACGTAGTACTTGCATCAACTGCTCACACCCCCTACCTGCTTTGCTCTTGGTAAGGATGTCTTTAAAGTAGCTCTTATAGTTCGGCGTAAGTGCCGCCATAACTGCATTGGATCCCGCCGTCCTTCTCGTGGGGACTGGTATCTGGTCTATCCCAAGTATATCCGAGAACTTGTCGAAGTCTACTGGCGTAGGTACAGTACCGAAATGCCCTACAGGAGTAGGAGGAGTAGTCTTGTGGTTATGAGTTTGGGGTATTCGTAGTACCCTAGCGCAATCGGAGGTGACTGAGTTATCACATTTGAAGGCGTGCTCTTTGCATAACTTCTTCAGGCGTGTGGCTACCGGCTTCCAATCATCGGGACATACTGTATCAGTGAGATTCCAGTATACGTGAACGCCTCTACCAGAGTTGACTAGTAGTGGGCGGGGTAGTCTTACAGTCTTACAGAACTTAGCGAGCGCTTTTACCGCCTCTGTTTGTGTGTCGTAATCTTTACCTTCCCCACAGTCTATGTCGAGGAAGAAGGATTTAAGTTGTTTCCCATTGGTCGCTTTGCGGGATTTATTATCTTTAAACGTACATAGTGCAAAGTACGCATCGTATCCTTTTGCGTCATACTCGTTCGCTGCGTCAAGTAGCTCCCCAGTAGAATTGAAGAACATCTGTGGGTGGTGCCCAGTGCCCAAGTTATTCGCAAATAAACAATAGTAGCCATCGTTCCCCAACGCGCTATCTAAAAATGCTTTTGTATCCATAACGATTTCCTAATTCCGAGAGTCACCACAGCAGGGGCACCGAAGTGCCCTTTTCAGGTAATCAGCCCTAGCTGTGGGATTAGTTCTTAATTGGGACTAGTTACTAGTCGTCCCACTCATCGACGATTGATGCAAGATCAGCATCATCTTTTGGTGCGGGAGCCGATTTCTTTACTACCTTCTTAGGCTCAGATACTACCTTTGGTTCGTCCTCAAAGATGTCATCAGTAACTGCTTCTGCGGCAGCTTTAGGAACATCTTGCACTGCGAATGGATTATCGTCAACCTCTAATTCAAATCCATCAACAACATCGAACGGTGAAGCCGCAGATTGTGGCTCTTGATACTTGGTAACCTGTACTGCTTTAAGGCGTAGTGATACACCATTGTCACGCATGTTATAAGGTACAAACACAACTGCGATGTTACCAATACTGCCAGTAGTGAGACGGAAGTCTTCAGGTAGTTCCTTACTCTTAGCATCGAACTGCTTAGGTTTGGCGGTAGCATCTTTACCATACGCGCCCTTGAGTACAGCTTTACCTACGTACTTGCCATCATCATCCTGCTCGAATGGCATAGCTAACTTCTCAGGCCAAGACTTCTCTCTCTTTTCCGCGTAGGCAGTTGCCATAGCTTTGTACAAGGACTTGGCTTGGTCTTTGTCCATACGGAACTTAGTCTCATACCTAGCACCATCTTCAAACACATCACATGGGATGCTCTTGTTCTCAGCGTTGTCAAAACGGTAGCACTGGTTAATACGGGGGTAAAGAATTTCTACTGCGTTTACAAAATGTGTCATAACTATTTTCCTATAATTTAAGTTGCGTCTATATCAAAGCCATCTACCACACCGAACAGAGATGTTGTCTCAGGAGGTTTGTATGGGTCTTGGCGTATAGCCATCGTCGCGTCTTCCCCGACTGATACCCTGTCTACCTGATCCAACTCACTTTCTCGGAGCGGACGTACAGCTTTAAAATAAAGTTTGGGTACTACACTTTCTTTATCTACATACATTTGAGTGACCACCCCAGTAGCGTCTGAACCGCGTGAGGATAAAAATTTCACGTACTCTTGCAGGGGCATGTTGCCATTACTCCCTCTACCATATATAGAAGTAGCGGGTAACTGTAGTCTATAAACTACACTTGGGTCTTCGGCACGCACTACAGCAAGTCGCTGTGCAAACCTACAAGCCCTACCCCCAAAGGAACCTGAACCTCTAACATTCTGAGGACAGTCCATACATCTAGCGGATTGCTTCTGTTCTTGTGGTACATCCGTTGCGGGTAACTGCGTATCCGGCGACCAACATATCGGAGCCTTTATTACGTTCGGGTCATACGTGCCAAAGTACGAACGTGATATAGGGGCGGCATTCACAACAATCAGTTCCATAGAGTCTTCCGCTTGTGATGCTACAGTGCCATCTATGGTTCTAATCTCTCCCCCACGGATACTGATTCGGCGATCCATTACACTTTGTCCGTATATTCTACCCACAAATCTTCGGTGATCTCTGGTACCTCGAGGTTTGAATCTTTCTTATTAAGTATCGCATCGACTACTGCACTTAACTTAAACCGATATGTATTACCAAAGTGTGCGTAGGTGTTCTCCGGTATATCACCTTTACGAACCCAAGCACGTACAGTTGCTATTGATACTTGAAAATGTTTCGCCACATCTTCTGTTGTCGAGAATTGTTCCATTACTTTTTCCTCACTGCTATTGCGTATTCTGAATCTACGTTTAGACCTTTAGGTACTAGGTCAGGGTTTTCCTCCAAGTACTGCTTTACACTGGCTTGGTTAAGACGCTTATCGAAGAACTCAGGTATCTCGTTCTCTAATACAAACTTGTACATAGATTCCCAATCGCTCGTCCAGTACCTAGTCTTAACTGACCTGTAAAACAATCCCGCAGGGGTTTTAACACTATCTAGCCCATGCTCAGCACAGTAATCTAGTAGTGCGCGTTTTACTTTCTCCATTTGGGCGACAAGCACCTTGTCCTTTTCCTTAAACTCTGCGGACATCTTCGACCGTTTATCTCTTATCTTTATATAGGTCTCCGTCAGCTTACCCGCATTAACTACATCGCTCATAATTAACCTCTACTTAGTGACAGGAGGGACACTCTATTCCCATATAACACCTTAGTCAAGTATTTCTTTATAAAGGTCGATCATCTTTGTATGTACGTCAATTCTATTGTCAAGTAACGCATATACGCGTTTCTCTGCGTGGCTCCCAATTAGCTGGACGATGGTACACTTTTGGTCTTGCCCTGATCTATGTACACGTGCGTTGGCTTGGGCGTAGGTTTCTAGTGAGCTTGTTGGCCCCCACCACACTACTGTATTCGCCGCAGTTAGGGTCACACCATGCGCTGCTGACTGAGGCTGAATGACTAGCACCTGAGGGTCATCGTTCTCTTGGAACCGTTTAAATATCTCAGTCCGCTTTGATGCAGGTACGTCACCCCGTATCACCTCGGTACTTATCTTATCTTTGCGTAGCTTCTCAGTTAGCATGTCGATAGTGTGCTTGAAGGGTACGAACACGAGTACCTTCTTACTAGATTCGGCGATCACCTCTTGTAGCACCTTGTATCTGTGCTTGATGTCGAACTCTACGGAATCCCCATCATCGGTGTACACTGCCCCCGCAGATATTTGTAGTAGCTTGTTCATATTAACTGCCGCATTGGCCGCTGTGATCTGCTCACCTGCCGCCTGCATGACCATCTTGTTCTTCAACTCTTTGTAGTACTTCTTTTGCTGCCTAGTAAGTTCCACCTCACGCCGTACATATATCATGGGGGGTAAGTCTAAACATTCTTCCTTTGTGAAACGTATTGCGGGTTGTAGTACTCTATGTACTGTATCCGTCGCGGTGTCCTTGGGTACCCATTTAAAGTTAGTAACCTTCTGCATAACTTGGTCGCGGAACGAACCCAAAAACCTCGGTACCTTGTTAGGGTTTACCAGCTTGGCTAGGCCATACGCATCGACGGGACTTTGTGCGGCGGGTGTACCTGTCATCATCCATAGCCACGTATTAGGCTTGACTAGTTTGTTGAGTACCTTCCATCGCTTGGTCTGAGGATTCTTGTAGTGAGTAGCCTCGTCAATGATGATTAGGTCAAACCCACCCTCCGCCACAGCCTCTTGCACTATCTCTACGCCATCGTAATTTATTATGACGAACTGCGCATCGCCCTCGATTATCTTTCGGCGCTTGTCTTTTGTCCCATACGCTACGTCAACCGGTCGGTGCATAGCAAAGGTGAAGAGGTCGTTGCGCCACGCTGCATCCATAATAGATAGTGGGCATATAACCAACACTCTGTTGATGATGCCTTTGTTGAGTAGGTAGTCCGCCGCCCATATAGCACTGGCTGTCTTACCCGTACCCTGCTCGTTAAAACAGAATGACTTTTGGTTCATAGTAAAGAACGCCGCCGTATCCTTTTGGTGATCGAAGGGGTCGTACTTACCTGTCCACTCGTACTCCCGAAGTATGGGAGATGGAGCTTTGATGTTCAGATTCCTAAGTACCCGAGCTTCTTCCATACCCCAACTCACAAGCACTCGGTTGTCAGACAGCTCTTTACTCTTAGGTATAACTGCTGTTACGTGCTTAGGGTTGCGTAGTCTTAACAGCAACGCTTTGTTATCAATGATCTTCATTTACTCGCTCCGACACGAAATAGCACGAAGTGGGTGTCCACAACGCGCTTTGAATTTAGTGGCCCCATTCGCTCCGGCGGGGCTAGTTCCGATGATATGCAAGGTATTAACCAAACCTTATGTGAGCTAGTGCGATTTTTACGGTTGGTGTTACCACCAGTCCCAGAGGATACAAAGACATACCGCTTTGTTTAATGACGCATCCCACTAAGCGTCCACTACACATCGACCTACACTTATTTCTTACTGTGTCCGTTACGTGCTCGGTTCTTGCTAGAACACTCTACCTTGTAGCCATCTTTGTTACTGCCACCTTCACTTAGTAGTTTATTGTGGCTTATATCTTTACCCTTGCGCTTCGCGTACCCATTCTTCTTATCGAACGCACGCCTCGCACGTTGTCTTTCCATACGTGCTTCGTGCGCCGCACTACCTTTGGGGGCATTGACCTGCTTTTTGCGATCCGCTTTGTTCTTATAGGGCATTAGTTTCTACCGTTATGTACACATTCAGTTACGATGCAGTGGTTACGGCACAACCCGCTCTGGTGGGCGTTCCAAACATCTGCTTCAAAGGCTTTCTCCATGCGCTTGTAGTCACCTAACCACTTAGCCCATAGCTTTGGAGAATCTTCTTTCTTATATTCGTCTTTGATTAGTTCTTCACATACTACGAATAACAGGCCGCCCTTAACTGTTTCTACTTCAGGGAAGTGTTTAAAGGTAGCTAATGCCATCAATTCTAGCTGACCTTTGTCTGCATAGCGAGTGTTTTTGCTCGTCTTATAATCAATAACGTACGCAGTCTTCTCTTCTTTGTTCAGGATAACCAAGTCAGCGATGCCCCTGTACCACACGTTGTCAGCCTTGAACCCGCACGCCTCTAGGTCTTCGGTAAGTCCCATTTCATATTCACATAGGAACTCCCCCTCAAACTTCATCAGGCTGTCAAGCACAGGCTTAACGTACGCATACTTCTGTGGCATAGGTGTACCATCACGTATATATTCTTCAGCGGCCAAGTGTACGGCAGTACCGTACAACATAGCGGTAGTCTCCGGCTCTCGGTAATCTTTAGATACCTTCAGATGGTAGAACTTCTTAGGGCATTGCTCAAAAGATTTGATCCTTGAGAACGACCATGGGGATGCCTTGCTCATACAATTTCTCCGTTGTTAATTTGCTCCATCTTCTCCTTGCAGAGTTCCAGTTGTTCCATCACTGCCAGTAACTCATCATAGTCCATGGCTATACCCGAATACGCTTGGTCTTCACCCTGCTCACCCTCTACGCCCTGCTCTACTATGGTAATTATTGTTCCGTCATGTGACGCTACCAACACCTTGGTGTACCCTTGAACCCCATCATAAGTCCCCTCCGCCAACTCACGCTCAGTTTGCTTGAAGTCTTCCATTGATATAACTTTGTCTTTGCTCATCCTGCTTCTCCGTATGATTTACCAGTACCAGACTCACACGCAATGGGTAGCCCATCAGCCCATGCGGGGGTCGTATTCATACACGCTTCAATGTACTCACGTGCCTCA